AAAAGAAGAAAGAGATAAAATATTAAATAATAAATTAAAGAAAGATGATCTTTCATTACTCGAAGCCTATACTGGAAGAAACGGCAGAGTATATAATATAGATATAGTTGACGTATTAGATAATGAAATAAACGTACCTAGACGTCAAGCTATAGCTAAAGACTTCAGAGGAATAGTAGTTTTAAGAGGACAGCCCTCTTATTCTAGTAACCCTCAAGTGTTAAAAGATGAATTAAAATTCAGAATTGACAACCAACTTCCATAAACTAACTATTTATAATTATGAAACTAGATGTATTACGTAAAATCATTAGAGAAGAAGTAAGAGCTGCAGTTAAGGAAGAGTTACAAGATATGCTTAACGAAGCAGTTAAGTATGCTAGTAAACCCGGATTAGTTACTAAAGAAACAGCCGGCACTAACTACAGACAAGTAAAACAAAAAGACCTTGCACGAACCTGGTCTACTGGTAAAATGAATACAGGTACAGTTCCGTTAGAAGAGATGCTTCAACAAACTGCTACTAATATGACAAGCGATGACTATAAAAACGTAGTTAATGCTGATTCATCAATGGTTAAAAAACCAAGCTTTGCTTCTAATATAGCTACCGATATGGGACTAACTGGTCACTCTGGCCCTCAACCAGGTATAGATATTAGTAAATTAGACTTTGTGAAAAGCGCTAAAGCTATTTATGATAAATCATTAGAGAAAGATAGTACAAGATAAAAATGCCTACTGAGTTTAAGAAAATAGATCCATTAGACCTGCAGCCTAGAAAGGCTATAGGAGTTGATATTCCTTTTTCAGGTAATGCAGTATTTAACTCTACCTTTACTACTAAGGATGCTATTAGAGCTAATCTAATAAACTATTTTTTAACTAACCCAGGTGAAAGATTCTTTAACGTGGATTTTGGAGCAGGACTTAGACAATTATTATTTGAACCTATAAATGAAGATAATATAGAGGAACTTAGGGGTAAGATTTTAGATGACTTACAAATATTTTTTCCCAAAGTAAAACCGACTAAAATAGAATTAAATGGCATTCCTGAATCTAATACTGTAGAGTTTACTATGAGATACGCTATAGCAGATAGTAATATAGAAGACGATATATTGATAAATTTTGAATAATGGCTAAAAAAGAAAGAGAAATAAAATATTCCAACCGGGACTTTAACGACTTTAGATCCTCATTAGTGGAAATGGCTAAAAGCTACTTCCCTGATACATTTAACGACTTTTCTGATACATCACCAGGAATGATGTTTATCGAAATGGCTGCATATGTTGGAGACGTATTATCGTTCTACCAGGATACTCAACTACAGGAAACCTTTTTAAATTACGCTCAAGACAAAAAGAACTTATTTAACTTAGCGTACATGATGGGGTATAAACCTAAAATCACAGGAGTATCAGAAGTAGAACTAACCGTATCCTGTATAGTACCTGCTAATGCATCAGACAGTTACAATCCTAATTGGGCACACGCTGTAGTAGTTAATCCTAACTCAGTTATAACATCTACTGATAAATCTAATACAGACTTTATAACTATGGATCCAGTAGATTTTCAATTTAGCAGCTCTTTTGATCCTACAGAAGTTATAATTAATTCTATATCTAGCGGCAACCCTGCAGAGTATACTCTTAAGAAAAAAGTAAAAGCATTTTCTGGTACTGTTAAGTCGAGTACATTTGAAATAGATTCATCGGAAAAATTTAAAACTCTCACTATTTCGGATACAAATATAGTAGGAATATTAGACATTACCGGTAGTAGTGGAGATACGTATTTTGAAGTACCGTTTTTAGGTCAAGATACCGTTTTTGTAGACTCAACTAATGGTGGAGCTGATGCAGGACAAGTTCCTTTTGTACTTAATTTAAGAAAAGCTCCTAAAAGGTTTACAACAAGACTTCAATCTAATAACGACCTAAAGATACAATTTGGTGCAGGAACCTATGATAGTGACGACTCAGTTCTTTTACCTGATCCTACTAACGTTGGTAGCGGAACTAATCAAGGTATAAAAAGATTAGATGCAGCATGGGATCCTTCTAACTTTACTTTTAGTAGAGCTTACGGTATAGCACCTAATGAAGACCTGCTAGTAAGGTACATAACAGGAGGAGGAGTAAGTGCTAACGTACCTGCTAATACTATTTCTACCAAATCAGGAGCTTCTATTAACCTTAGGAGTAACGCTTCAACCGATAATGTTACTTTCAATAACACTCAACCAGCCAAAGGAGGTAGAGAAGGAGATACTGTAACTGAATTAAGAGAAAACTCTCTAAGAGCTTTTAATGAGCAAGGAAGAGCAGTAACGTTACAGGATTATACTATAAGATCATTATCCCTTCCAAGCAAGTTTGGTAGTATAGGAAAAGTATTTGTTACTCAAGATAAAAGAACTAATACTAATACTACTGATGCAATAGTAGATAACAATCCTTTAGCACTATCAGTTTATGTATTAGCATACGATAATAATAAAAACCTAACTACAGCATCATCTACATTAAAACAAAATCTTAAAACATACCTGAGCGAGTGGATAGTTTTATCCGATAGTGTGAATATAAAAGATGCATTTGTAGTAAATATAGGAGTAAACTATGAAATTATAGTCAGACCTAACTATACAGGTAGAAATGTACTTTTAGACTGTAACCTAGTATTACAGGATTATTTTGATATTTCAAAAAGAAGTATAAATCAAACTATTAATTTAGCTGAACTATTTGTCTTGCTTGATAAAGTTAAAGGAGTTCAAACAGTTCAAAAAATTGAAATAGTAAACAAGACAACAAGTGATGGAGCTTATTCTCAATATGGATACGATATACCAGGAGCTACTAGAAGTAGTGTAATATACCCTTCTTTCGATCCATGTATTTTTGAAATTAAGTTTCCTACATTAGATATTAAAGGACGAATAACAACATTATAAGATGGCAGTATTTAAAATTTTTCCAAGTGCAGATGCTTTTGTAAATACTCAAGTAGTAACAGCTAATATGGGTTTTGATGAAATGCTTGAAATAGCAGGATACCCTGTAAACGATGTAGGGCAAACTTCAAGATCTATAGTTAGATTTAAAACTTCTGAAATACAGAACGTACTTAATAATAAAGTAGGAAATATCCCTTTTACTGCTAGTATAGATTTAAAAGTAGCCGAAGCTTATGAAATGCCAGCTACTCATTCAATATTTTGCTACCCCTTAGCGGAATCGTGGTCTGAAGGAGTAGGTAAGTTTGCCGATGATATAAGCACAGGTTCAGCTGATAAATCAGGAGTATCTTGGTTTTATAGATCTCCTAATGAAGAAGATGCATGGAAAACTGAATCGTTTGCCACCTATCAGACAGCATCATATAACTCAACCTACCCTGGAGGGTGTTCTTGGTATACAGCATCTAATACAGCTAATTTAGAAGCTACTCAATCTTTTTCTGAAAATGACGATTTTGATATCAATATAGATGTTACTAACTCAGTACACCTTCATTATTCTGGAACCTTAGATAATAACGGGTTTATACTTAAACTAGACGATGAACTAGAGTTTAATACTAGTGCGTCATTAATTAATAAATACTATAGTAGAAATACTAATACTATATATCCTCCTAGCTTAATTATATCATGGGACGATCAAACATACTCTACCGGAAGCCTATCAGTTCTTGATACATCACAGGCTGTAGTAGAAGTAACTAATAACAGAGGAGAGTACCCTGATGAAGGTAAATATAGATTTAGATTACTTTCTAGACCTAAACATCCTACAAGAACCTTCACAACCGGATCTATATTTAAAACCAATCACGCTCTTCCTTCAGGATCAGTATATGGATTAAAAGATGAATATACAGAAGAAATGGAAATACCTTTTAATACTGCAACTACTAAAGTAAGTTGTGATTCAAGTGGTTCATTTATAGACCTATTCATGGATGGTTTACAGCCTGAAAGATATTATAGATTATTAATAAAAAGCGAATTAGATGGAAGTACTGTTATAGACGACAGTAATATTTTTAAAGTAGTAAGACATGGGTAAAATAAGGCTTACAAAAAAAGTTTTAGATAAAGACGATTTTAATAAATCAATAGACTCTTCTTTTAAAACATTCATTACTCCTGAAGTAGAACCAGAAACAGATTCTATACAGGAATTATTTAGACTATATAGTAAGTTTTATTTTGAAATACCCTTAGAAGGAGAACAAGTATCTCATACTTTTCTAATAAAAGAAAGTAGCAAGCTTATACAGGTAGAAAAAGATAATGAAGCTATTCAGCCATTATTAGATGAAATAGCTGAACTAAGACAAAGATTATTAGAACAGCAACAACAAGCATTAGAAGAAGATATAGAACGATCAAATAGAGAAGCAAATGCCGCAAATTGATTATAAAATAAACTTAATAGAACCTGAAACGTTACAGAAATTCGAGAGTAGAGATACTACCGTAATCGAATCTTTTTCTATTAATTCTGCATTTAAAGCTTTTGAAAATAAAGTTGAGCTTCATATATTTTCTATGGATAACGACCTCTTACAGTCTTATCCTAACTATAACGATCAAGCATATTTAGCAGGCTCTCAAGGTAATAACGATGGTAGCGTAGTTGAGATGACCCTTGACCCGATGGGTGATATGCAAAAGAAAGGATTTACAGGCGGGGATATAAAACTTGTATACAATTTCTTAGATGATATATACTCAGATAATAAGCTTCCAGTTACTTTTTTCATAGAAGAAATATCTAAAGATAGAACAGAATTAAGACTTCTGACTACCCAAGCTACAGATGAATATTTAGATAAACAGACTGAAGAGTTAAAAAAAGAACTTGAAAGCAAATCTTACTTAGACGACTTTAGACTTAACTTCGGTTCTAATAATTTAGTTATAGGAGTAAATATAGACTCTCAACCTTATAGAGACTTTACCTCTATAGTAGTTAAACTGTATAAGCCTTTACCTCCTGAGTTTGGCATTAAAAGCACACTTACCCTGGATAGGTTAGTAGCTGATTCAACAGCATACGAAATAGAAGGAACAACGATACCCGACACTATATCAGTTCCTCATATCAAACCACCAAACTTTAATATAGAAGAAGAAAAAGAAATAGTATCATCTACTGAATACTTTAATTATAACGAACTTTTTAACTTTCCAATCAGTGAAAGCTTTAGACAGCTTAACTCACTATTTAGTGAAAAAGGTATAGACATAAGTATAGATTATGCAAATTTTGATGAATTCATTCACTTTGGCTCTATAACTGATAGATTAGAAAACTTTAGGTTTAAAGTAAATCAAATATCGTCTTCTCAAGCTCTGCATGATAATGCAGTAAGCGTTACCGGTACTAAGACTTCTCATTTAAACTTTTATAGTTCAAGTATAAAAAATATAATCGATAACTTTGATCATTACGAAAGATTCCTTTATTATGAATCAAGCTCTCATTCTTGGCCTAAACAGGTAGGCCCTAACGGTATAATTGAAAAGCCCTATATAATAGCCACAGGTTCTGCTACCGGGTCATGGTACGATGAAAAAATATTATCTGCTAGCAATTTTGACGTATCTAATCAAACAAGACTGATTAACGCAGTACCTGCTTATATTCAAGACGATACTGATAATGCTCCTTTTGTTACATTTGGTAATATGATAGGTCAGCATTTTGATAATGTATGGATATACTCTAAAGCATTATCAGATAAGTACGATGCAGATAATAGAATAAATAAAGGTATCCCAGCTCAATTAGTAGAAGAAGCTTTAAGAAACTTTGGAGTTAAGTTATATGCCAGTAATAGATCAATAGAAGATTTAATATCTGTATACCAAGGAGAGCTTTACAATACCGGTAGTGAATTAATAAACTCATTTACTACTGGATCCTTAACTGGCTCTCAAGCTTTAGTTTCAGAAGATCAGTATAGAACTCAATTATACAAAAGACTGTACCATAATTTACCTTACTTGTTAAAATCTAAAGGTACCGAAAGAGGAGTAAAAGCATTAATAACTAGCTTTGGTATACCAACTAATAATAATTATACCGGAGCTAATGGAAGTCATAATGGATTATTAGTAAGAACAGTAGGAGGAGGTATGGTTGATTCTGCATCTAATGCAGCAGGTAATACCCCTAATTTAGGACAATTTACAGAATTTACTTCTTCTCTTGGAAGAGTAAGAATAGACAATACAGGTAGTATAGAAGGCAGTACTCTATCTCAATATATTTCTATAGTAAAAAGAGATAATAAGTATGCTGACGATTTACATTCTCTTGAAGTAGGATTTTCTCCAACACACGTTTTAGACGAAAGAATAAATAACTACTTTATTGCTTCAGCCAGTGGACAGTTTAATATAGACGACATATTAGGAGATCCAGGATATATCTATTCATCTAGTTATTCAGACTTATTTACTTCTGCTAGCGATATAGTAGGAGATATCCTAACAGGTAGCGGTACTACCCACAGACAAAATGGCACCTATGTAATATCAGGAAGCAACTTCTACGGAGATATGATTAGAACTTTGAAGTTTTATGATAATGTTGTCTTTAAATCTGTTAAAGATTATATTCCTGC